TCAGGGTCTTGTACATTAGGTATGAGTGAATTATATTCAGGTGCTCCTGGTTCACCTTCTCTGCGCGTTTGTCCAATATAACTACTGTGGGCTATTGGGTTAAATCCTGATGGTATTGCCATTTAGTCCCCTCCTGGCCTGTATTTTGCCATTTTCATTGCACCAAAAGTCCCAACCATCTCACCAAGAGCACCCATTCGTGCACCACTGAGCATCATTGATCTTTCACTTTCTTCAATAATTCCTTTAGCGCCAAGTCTTGCTGCTTGACTTAAACCAGTTAAAGTTTGGGCTTGTTGCCCACGAGAAGAAGCTAATACATCTGCAGCCATATTTGTACTTACATCTTTAGCTTGAAGAGTACCTGCTAACATAGCAGAAGTACCAAGGCTTGCCCTATCAGCAGCCCCACTAACACTTTCAACTGCGCTAAGACTAGGCATTCTGCTTGTGGTAGCCTGCATTACATCTGCACCAGCTCTACCCCGTAACATAGGAGCATAATCTTTTCCCGCCTCATCTCTCCATTCTTTTAATACTGGATCATAGGTTTTTTTGAACCTATTGTATTCACCCATAGAAACACCAGCTTCTACCTTTTCAGCCGCACTAGGTTTATATTTTGATTTTTTTGGTTTACTACTCATAATTCTTTTTTATATACATAACTAACTAATTTATACCCATACTTTGGAGCAACCTTGCCCCAACCCTTTCTACTTGTTTGAAACTCAATATTATCCGCTTTAAGATATTCTGCAAGTTTATCCAATAATTCAAAACCGTCCTTCGAATAATTGTATTTAGGGTTTTGGTAAGCTGCCCACACAAATAGAGTGGGTCCACCCCCATGGTTCTGTTGTACACTTGTAATGATAAATCCCACATTTTTATCTTTTTCGTACCCTATATATAAATATGCTTCTTCATTTTTTAATGCCACATATATATCTGCTGGCACCCAATCCGAATAACTTTTCTTAATTATATATCTTAACTTCTCCTCTATTTCTTCATAAACAAACTGTAAATCATCTTCGGCTATTTTTGAAAATACCACAGACATTTACCCCTTCTCCGATCCATACCTCCGATATCTTCTAGTAGGAGGTAATCCAACACCAGAATATGAAACTCTCCTCCCCACACCAATATCAGCTCTCCTCGCTTTTATCTCGGCCTCTTGTACTGTTTGAGCAAATAGCCCAGCATAATCTACCGCTGCTTTTGGATCAGACCAATCCCTACCAGGCATTCTAAGTAACCTATACAACGCCCCAAATATAATCCCATCTCTATAATCATCTGCTACCTGTGTAAGTATATTATTAGAACTACGAGAGGGTTTTAATGATACATTCATTATAATCCCACCCGATTTTGTTGTATCAGGAACAGGTACCAACCAAAACAAATCTGGAGACTGCTGTAAAAAATACTCTGGAGTAGAATTATTATTAGTGTCTCTCCATTTAGGTTTTCTAGCGGTTAACCCCCTAGGAGTTATAGCCTCTAAATCCTTGCCATCATACATAGCCCAAATTATCTTATCCACTTTAGTACCCACAGGCTGATTGAATTCATATTCATATATACCAGCCACAGTACTTATAGGATCTAACTCTTTTGTATATACCGCAGCTTTTTCACAAAGCTCAATTGAAGAAGAACGCAACGCATTCTCCACAACAGTATCCGGACATCCGGGTACGTACGGAAGTACATCTTTCATAAATGATTCAAAACTAGCCATCGCTCACTATCTGTATATCGGGTTTAATAAAAGCGTCTATCTGTGCTTTACCTTGGACACTAACTGCAAACATCTGGTAATGAACACCGGCCCTTTGGGAATTTCCAGCAAATTCAGCGTCTTTAGTAAAAGCCCTAAATAAACAATAATCTATAAGAGCATTAGAATAATTATCTGGTACAGCAATAGTCGCAGAAGTATTAGCTAAATCTGTTGGTCTTTGTGAATACACAATTTCTATGTAAGCATTACCAGATACCCCAGGGTATATATAAAAATTTAAAGGGTCATTCTCATCAAATAGGTAATGTTTAGGAGTTGTTCCATGAGTTGCATCTCCTGTTACAGTAGGATCATGCCAATCTGGATCTTGTGTATCTAAAATATCCCAAGATACTAACCTAATAGCTCGACCACCAGTAGCACCACCAGAAGCATCAGACATATTTCTTACTACACTAATAAGCTTTAATCCATCAGTAGGTATAGCCTGTTTAGTACCAGTAACCAATTGTACATTAGCATGTAGTGCAGTAGATCCAGGTTGAATATTAGCTATCTCACGTTGGCCATCATTAATATAATTTAATAGCTCTGCCTCAGTCCAACGAACATTTGCCGTGTCCTGTAGTGTAGCTTCTACTCGAGCTAATATATTTGCCCCTGTGGTTACTGATGCCATTAATCCTCTTCTTTATCTACTATTATATCTGCCCAGACTTCATCTCTTTCATCTGAACTTATTTGTTCTCCAAATACGCCTTTTATAACAGACTGTTTAGGTAACCCATCAGAAGTGAAGTCACTAGGACTCCCCTCATCTAATATCTGTTCTAATGCCGCTTTTAATTTGTCTTCTCTATCTCTATTGTCATTTACTTCAACAACAATAGCCTCCTCAATTACTTCTTCCTCAGAAGCTATAAGGCTGGGGTTTTTAGGTTCTCCTCCCCCTTCTTTTACTTCTGTGGCACCCTGTTGAAGCGCAACATATCCGATGTCGTCACCAACTTCTTTTGGTTCACCCGCATACAAACGTATGGAAGCGCCCCATGTTGTAGATACATACATATCTGCATTTGAAACTATTTTCATAATACTCCTAAATTAAAAAAGAAGGGAAGCCACCATAAAGATGGCTCCCACTTCAATTAAGACTGAGTTACACGTATGCAACATCAAGTCTAATTACACCAAAGTCCTCTGTAGAACCGTTATGGTCGCTATTGTATTTTGGTTTTCTGAGGCCAAAAATCTTACCAATGGAGATACCATTTTGGTTACCATAGTCGAAGTTGTCTTCAACCATTTCTGGTAAACCGATATCAGCCATAGCAAGAGCCTGAGCTCCACAGAATAAGCAAGCAGCGCCATTGACGTCAGCGTCAGCGCCCCACTTGTATCCAGCAGATCCAGCGTTACTTGATGTTCCAGAAGTTGCTCCTGAAGTATCAAACACGTGCCTGAACTCATGTACCATTATTCCATCAACCATTAAGCTAGAAGAACCAGCAAACAAAGTGTTGCTAGGTCCTCTTACTCCAGCATTCCTGACGTTAGCCAAGAAGTCAGAGTCTAGTTTAAGGTCAGCCATAACTTGTGGAGTTACGAAAAGGTGGAACACCTCATCGTTGCCTGCACCTCTGATACCACGGATGTAGTTATCTTTAGCGTAAGCTTTTAGATCCACAATTGCATTGTAAGACAGTTTATCAGCAGCTACTGTAGCTGTGACATCACCAGCAACCAAACCACTAGTTGCATCCCATCTTCTATGTCTATTAGAAGTTGGAGCTGAGACATCGCTACCAAAAGCAAGGTCTCCTAAGTTTTGGCCAGTAGTGTAAACCGGTCTTAACGCACCATTGTTTTTTTGCGTGTAAGCAATACCAGAAAGCGATAAAAACGCCAACTGGTCTATTCTGTCAGCAATTGCATAAGCAAGTGCATCTCTAGAATGTTCACGGAAATTAACAACGGATTTCTGGTCAGCTAGACGACCTGCGAGTCTATTCGCAAATCTCAATTGATCTAGTTGGACCACAATGTCGTATGCACGTAATGATTCTTCATTACCCTCTAGAGTGTTATCTCCAGTTATACCATCGCCTGTCATGTCGGCTAAGAGTGTTAGAACCGCTCTTGCGCCTTTTTCAGACTTAGTAAGTTCACTGATTCTTTGGACCATTGCATTAGATCCAGAACCCGCGAATTGGTTAATGAAAGACATGTTACGAGCAACGCGCCAAAAGTCACGTGACCAAGCCGTTAATTGTTCGGAGGTCAGTGACGCGAAATTAGTATTAGCCATTAGGCTTCTCCTATATTACGTTACTATTTAACCTGCCAACTTATTGGGGTGACAAACCAACCCGTGTACCTCGTATCGTGAGGAAACGACTTCGCGACTTTAACGAATGCGACCTCGACCAGATTAACGTCATGATAGACGAAAGCGTTTTTTTACCTTAACGACCAGAGCTAGATATCGTTCTAGCTTACGAATTCTTATATGATATATGAGTCTCTATCCAAAGTCACCACGTAATCTACGTAAAGTTTCCTCTGGTAAAGCATTAAACTCATCTTCTGATAAAGCATTTACATCAAGTGTTCCTTCTCCTCTCTCTGCATTCCCTTGGCCTTGTAAATCAGGGGGCTGAGATTGAGATGCTTCTATCTTCTTTTTAACTGTGGCTTTCTTTTTCTTCTGAGCAACAGCTGTAGGCTTGGCTGATGGAGCTGTTTCCTGTACTACCTCAGTTGTACTACCAGCCATAACATATTTAGTTGCTTTAGTTAAAGCATCCGGTGCCTGATAGCCTTGTACTATAAAAGCATCACGAAGATCTATTACTTCATCTGCCTTTTCCTTATTATAATCCTGACTATTTTCGTCAAGAATAGGGTATTGTTCTTGTATTAATTGAGCTGTAGTTTGCAACTGAATAGCCTCTTGGCTCTGCTGAACTGTTTGACCCATCTTCTGCTGAACCTCAAACATGGTCTGCTCCCTTTCAGCATTTCTTATTTCGGTCCTTAAGGCTGTAGCTTTTTCAGTTTCCCCATCGAGAACTAACTGCTGGTATTCAACTTCTTTTTTATCAAACTCATATTGAGGTGCCTCAGCTTGAGCTTGGGCCTGCTGTGTGGCTTGTTCATCGAGTTGTTTCTGTAAAGCTTTTTGTTTTGCCAATACTTCATCTAACCTAGATTTAGGAACCATAGGAGCTTTTTTCTTCTCTTCTACTTCAGCTTGTTCATCCTGCTCATTATCTGCTTCAGCAACTTCCTCTTCGACTGGTTCCTCTGCAGATTCACCTCCCTCGTCACCATCTTCTGGCGTGTCATCCGTTTCTGCAGGCGCCTCTTCCTCTGGTTCGTCACCTTCTGTCTGGTCTGTTGGTTCCTCCTCAACTTCTTCACTCTCTGTTTCCTCCTTGGGTTCTTCTACTGGATTACCATCCCCATCTAACCCAAAACTTAAGTCTTCTGAAAATGGAGATGCTTCTTCATCAGTTACTTTATCTGCCCCTGGCATGCCATCATAAGTAACGTCAAATTGTGGTCCCTCCTCTTGTAGGGCTTCTGCTTTTTTTGCTCTCGCCATAATAATTTACTCCTATGTTATTTATTACTATTAATTGCAGCTGTAGCCATTTTAACAGCCGCTTGCGTTTCTGTCTGTCCTCTTCTCATATCATTTGTATCAGCAGATAGATTTTGACGTAACGCTAATTCTTCTCTCTTCATTTGTATTTCAGCTTGTAGTTTAGCTATCTGTATTTGTGGGTCTATTTCAGAAATATCCTGCGCTTTAGCTGCATTAAGCTGTGCTTCAGATTGAGTCCTTACAACTTCTGCTTCTAGCTGAGCTATTTGTAATTGTATTTGTCTAATTTGTGCTTCTGCTTGGAATTGCATAATTGCCGCTTCCTCCTCGGTTGGTGGTTCTTGCCCAGTCATTACCCTTATACGCCTAGCAAGTTCTCCTTTTCTCTGTAAGTTTGAGTATTCTACAATAACATCATCAGGTATGGGGACACCTAATTGCTTCAATTCAAGTGCCTGTGCAAATTGCACATCATCAAAATTATCTCTAGCTGGTGCCGTGCCAACAATTACATCATATTCCCCAATAGCTAAATCATTAATGACAATACCTTCAGGAGTCATTTCATTAATAACCATAGGCTCACGAGGTTTCATGGGATCTTCTTCATTTGTAACTTGTATAACTCTTTGTTCTGTATAAAACCTCTGTATGAGGCCCAACATATTCTCAGCTAAATATTGTCTTGTCTTAGTTAAATTATCTAAAGGCACTTGTATCATTAAAGCACCACGCTCTTGTTTAGCTCTTATGGCTACTCCAGATACTTCTGGTTTATCAGTACCCAACATAGCATCACTGACACCACTAATTTCTTTTATATTAAATGCTGCTTTTCTACCTATATTATCTATACCAGTAGGTATTGTGTTATGAGGAATTTTAAGTGGGGGTTGGGAGCCACGATTATACTCGAGAACTAATCCTGTCTCCGCCCCATGTTCTTCCAAGTCATCTGCAGTCATACCCACTAACGATCCAGATTCCACCATCCACCCACTATTAGCAGTGGTGTTTACTATATGTAATTCTTGGGAGGAAATTTTGTTTAGCTGCTCTTGTGGAGAAAGTAGATTACGCACCATACCGAATGGTTTACCCCTTCTCCAATAAGGGAAATATGGAACAATTGTAAAATCGGCATAGGGAGACCAATCATCATGGAGTACTACTTTATCCGCTGTAACTGTCCACTTAACTTTCTTAGCTAACTTCTCAATTACATCCAGTCCAAACTCTTTAGCAAATTTATTTCTTTTTTGTTTTGACCACCCTGTAGGAACTTCCCGCATATCTCCAGTTTCTGGATCAACATAAAATTCACACAGCATAAGCTTACGATGTTGTCGTTCAACAACTCTTATAGCTCTAACTGCTCCAACTTCTTCTGGGTCAGCTATAGGGTCTTCTCTATATTCAAGTCCTGTGTTAACAGTGCCATATCTCTGTTCTTCATACTCAACAGAGTCTATTCCAAAACTTGAACCATTCTCGGCAATAATTCTTAATTTATCTGCTTTAGGTTGACCATATAATTCTTCAATCTCATCTGTAGTCATCCAACGGGTCTTAAATATTTCGTTCCAAGTTTTTGGGTCCCAGTCTTTTGCATCAGGGTCTATTAATATATCTAATGGGTCCTCTGCTTTTATTCTTATCTCCCCTTCCACATGATCACTAAAATCCATTCTTACATCGAAGTATCCGCGATCTTGAATAAGACCATCTGTGAATATCTGACTCTCTACCCAATCTAATTTGTTATTATCTCCAATCTGTTTAAATAATTTATTTAGAATAACTGCCGTTTCTTCATCAGCATTTTTTCTTGGCTT